AATAGTAGCTCAAAAGCCTTTGTGTATTACAAAGACCAGCTTCTGTTTATGGGCGATAGTCGCACTGCCATAAAATTCTTTTGCAAGAACTGCCATGACCCTGATCTGCGGGCCAAATTAAAAAAATATAAATATATTAATATATGGGATTGACTATATTAATTTAATTTAGTACAACTTAATTGTGAGAGACACTATGACAAAAACTTAATGTACTCCTATTCATTGAGGTTAAATTGCAAAACTTAAAAATCCGTTAGGCTATCCCTAACGGATTTTTTTGTGCTTGACATTGTATGCGATAAATCTTATTCATTATATGTGCGGATTGTTTAGCACGTTCAGGACTGTGGTAAATTGCAACATCGACCTTAGTGACGATACCTCAAAACAATCTGCGCACCAACATTAACAAAGACTTGGAGGTTATATGTTAAATCCTACAGAAAAAAAGAGGCGTGGTTATATCAGGCATTTTGAAGACGGAGCTTACGATGCTCTTATATATCAACAGATGAATGAGGACAAAACCTCTTCTGCCTATTATAGACGAGGCTATGAGTTTGGAATAAAAGTTCATCTACAATTAAGAAGTATACAACGTAGGGAAGTGGCACCATGAACGCGCAGAACACAACCCACGCCGTAATGAGCCAACGGCATGAGGATAGCGATAGTCTGGATTATTTTCCAACTCCGCCTTGGGCTACCAGAGCTCTCTTCTGGCAAGTGCTCATGCAACCTCAGTTTGCATTGTTTCCTAGAATAGAAAAGTCTGACGATAGATGTCTTGAACCCGCTTGCGGTGGTGGACATATGGTCAAGGTCCTTAGAGAACATTTCTCCAAGGTCGAATCATGTGACATAGCTGATTATGGTCAGGATCGTATCCAAGACTTTCTTGCCTTGGAGTATAGTCAGGTAATCGGTGCCTACGATTATATTATTACCAACCCACCCTTTAATCTAGCTGAAGAATTTGTCCGTAAAGCCCTTCCTATGACTAGGAAATGTGTGGCAATCTTCGCACGAACTCAATTTATGGAAAGTATAGGTCGATATGAAAGATTATTTAAACCAAATCCGCCAGCAATTATCGCACAATTTAGTGAGCGAGTACCAATCGTTAAAGGCCGTCTGTCCGCAACTGCTTCGACAGCTACAAGCTACGCTTGGTTCATATGGAACGGCACTCAGCACAGCGATACGACAGCTGAAACAAAACTTTTCTGGATCCCACCATCACGGCGCATCTATGAAAAGCCAAACGACTATGAAGAACGTGTGGAAACTCCACATTCTCGACCCACGGGTCACGCCCCACAAACAGACCTTTTTGGAAAAACTGAAGGAGATATTTAAATGAGCAAAGAAAAAACTTGGATTAATATTAACGAAATGCCACTATGGGCAGAGGCTATTTTAGAAATAGAAGGCCTTGTTAATGAAGAAGTGTCCAAATTAAAAAAGGCAGATAATGCAAAAATGGCCACATTGTTAACAAATTGTCTAACTGTTATTAAACGTGGTTATTAAAGGCCATATAATATTACGAGAAAGGTGTAAAAAACAATGGGTGACAATGGTAAAAGGATTGGTTTAAATGTTTGTAAAATTTGTGGGGTAGATCTACCACCAACTAAAGAAAGACGAACACACAGAAAAATGTGTTGGGATTGTCGAGGCGATCACCAATCTCAGAACCAAGCCTTGAGAGAAATATTTAAAGAACTACAGAAAAGAAAACCCGTAGTAGAAGAAGGGGTTTTTGAAGACGATCCACGAGCTGTAAAAGAACTAGAATATGGCCGCGTCATTAAAAGATCAAATGTCACGGCCCGCGAAACACCGCTCAGTGAGATCATTATATGAGTGAGCTGATATGTAACCTTCCCGCCCAGAAAGTATATGTCAGGCGGGAATATTTAAGGGATTTGGAAGATGGATTTGGTGAGTTTGTCGATGGGGTCTGGGTCTCATGTAAATCTATTCCTGGCAGAGCATTTTATTTTGAGACTTATCTGCCTCAGTATGGGGCTCTCTTTGACAAGTTGCCTATTAGCGCGTTTGTATCTAGACCTAAAATACCCGATCCTGACCTACCTCTTAATAATCTCCAGTTCTGGAATTGTATGGATTATGGTATCACTGCTATTCATAAACAATTCATCGGTTCAATGGATTATGAAGTGCTAACCAGAGATTTTGGTATTCAAAAAGGTATTTATGTAGCTACCCTAGATAATTATCATGCCGATGTTGATTCTATAGATTATAGTACGGCCGAAACACCTGATGAACATAAATCTTTTAATCTGCTTCAATTAGATAATGGACAATTTTGTGTTTATCCAAATAATCGAATGAGAGTTTATGATAATAGTCTCACGCCTGACAAACCATTACAACCAGACTTCAAAGTTAGTACAAGAGAGTACCAAGTTGAGAATGGGAATCAGACCCGACTCGGAGATACTGACGAATATTTTTGGAAAACGAAAAAAGAATCGTCCAGCTAAGTCATTGATTTTATTGAATAATTTTAATACTTGACTTTATTTTGTAATTTGATACTATTAGGTATGGGAGAAATCCTATATCTGTTTGACATAGTTGGTGATTAGTTTTGTAATGTTAATCTTTCATTATTTAATAGGAGAAAATTAATGAAAAAAAATTATACACTAAACAATGGTTATGCTTTTCTTGCAGTCGAAATGGGATTGCAAGGAGATTGGTCAAGAGATGTAGATTTACAAAAGTGTATTTCTAGAATTTCAAAAAGACCAACCTTTATAACTTTATATTATGCACATGATACAACTTCAGTTAGTGCATATGATGGAGGTTTGGTATTTTCATTTGAGCATAATGCCCCTATTTGTATGGGTATCTATGAAGTAAAAGGTAAAACATTTACTTTAAAAGGTTTGGATTTAAAGATGTCTAAAAAAATCCTTGATGAACCTTATGAGAATAATAAAGAGTTTATTGATAAATACAACGAAGACCTCTTAACTCAAAATGTAGGTAGAGGATAAATAACGGCCCTCGACAGAAATGTCGGGGGCTTTTTTTGTTAATCTCCTTTATATATAGAGCTGAAAATAAAAAAAATATTTTTTGTTAAATATAGGTGTAACTGGTGTAACTTATGTAACTTCCTTCTGTAATCGTTAGTACATAAGGATTCTATGGTTACATATTTGGTTACATATTTGATTTCAAAAATGTAACTTTACAATATTAGATCGATTTTGGCCTTACTAAGGGCGAAAAAGTTTTTTGCAAAAAAATATTTTCTGGTCTATATATATAGGATGAATAATTTAAAGCCTTTGAAAAAGGGTCGAGGAAGACCAAAAGCTGATCTGCATAGTAAGCTTACTAGGAAACAAGAGAAGTTTGTAAAAGAAGTTGTTTCTAATGATGGAATGATAACTTTGAGGGAAGCTGCAATTAATGCTGGGTATCCCGCTTCTTCAGCTCATACTAGAGCTTATGAAATGACTAACCCTCAAATCTGTCCACATATCTGTCGAGCTATCCAAGCTTATCGAGATGAACTTGATGAGAAATATGGCATTACATTTAAAAGACATTTACGAGACTTACAAAAGATAAGAGATTTGGCCATAGAAAATGGAGCATATTCAGCCGCAGTTCAGGCCGAGTATAGACGAGGTCAAGCCAATGGAAATATTTATATCAATAAATCAGAAATCCGTCACGGGACTATAGATAGTATGTCAAAAGATGAAGTCCTGAAAGCTTTGAAGGAACTGAAACAAAATGAACCGAGATACGCTGAAGAAGTTATTGAACACGAGGAAACAAAACCCGATAAAAAAGGAAGCGGGTCTGTACGAACAATTAAAGAGAGCCTCACTACAATACAGTAAACCATTAAGACTTAGTAGAATAGAAAATTGGATGACCCTTGGCCTTCCTGATTTACTAATCTGTGATGACAAACATAAGTTTCATTTTGTAGAATTGAAATATGTGAAGTTTAATGCCGTCAATCTAAGCCCTCAACAAATTAGTTGGATAACTCTGCATAAAGACGCTTCCGTTTGGATATTAGTTAAAAGCACTAAAGGCCTTCATTTATATAGAGCTGACCAAGCCATAGAGCTGAAAGAACAAGGAATAAAATTAGAGCCACATTACTTTTGTTCTGAGCCTTTTGATTGGCAAAAAACTTTTGACTTGATCTTATAGAAAAAATCGCATATCGTTATTTTAATTTAAACAAATAGCTTGGAGGCTAGATATGACTATAGAAAAAAAACATTGTTTTACACCAGTAAAAGAAAACAAAAATTACCGAGTTGCTAAAGTAATTGAAAAAGAAGATGGATATTATCCACTGGGTAAAGCTAATCCTAATGATCCCCATGAGCTGGATAAGTTTGTAGGAGATTACAATCATGTAAAAAGTATCTGCGATATG